ATGTCATCAACACAAGCACTCATTCAAAAGACAAAGGTCGAGCTTCAAAAGCTCCGCGAGGAATATCTAAAGGTCAGTTCTGATCCTCAAGAAGCCGCTAGAATCGCTAACCGCATTAACCACCATAAAAGGGTTTTGGCTGAGTTGGGGGTGAAGAATGGCTAGGCTCGAAAAAGGCTGGGTGAAAATGCACCGAAAAGTATTGGATTCAGATATTGGTAGAAGCTTTATGCTTTTAGGCCTCTGGATGACCTTAATCAGATGGGCTAACTGGACTGAATCAAAAATAAACTGGCGAGGAACCCCCAGGACTTTGGGGCGAGGCGAATTGCTAACCTCAGTAAAAGAATTAGCTAAGTACGGCGAAGTAGACCGCAAAACAGTAACAAAGTGGATTAACTACCTTGAGAAAAGAGGGTCTATTTTGGTGGAGAAATCTCCTAAAGGATCGCGAAATGGGTTGATTATAAAAGTATTGAATTACGATAAATATCAATCAGTTGATGCAGTGTGGTCCCATGAGGATGGAGGTGAGGCTGGATGTGAGCATGGCGATGAGAGTCCCATGAGAGTGGACACTTATAAAGAATCTAAGAATATAAGAAAGAAAGAATTAATTAACACTCCACCAAAACCTGAAACACCAGAAGAGCTTTTGAGTTTGGTTGGAGAAAAGAATATGAAGTCCCTTCTTAATGACTTCGACAAAGAAATCCTAGATCGGGAATTCCCTGAAATTGTTTATTACCTCCAAAACAATGAAACCGTGACCGTTAAAAAATATGGCCTCTTTGTTCGTAATTGGATTAAGCGGGCAATCAGGTTTGAAGAACAAGCGGCGCAAAAAGCTCTGGCAAAACAAAACGCCATGGGCATTAAGGCGGGCTAGTTATGGGTTTTATTCGTTCAATTGAAAAATCATTCGATGAAGCAAACCGCAGACAAAATGGCCGCGAGCGATTGCTTAAGTTTGGAATTAGTTACCTAGATGACGCTATGGTTGGGATTCTGAAAAACGACCTAATCCTGATTGGCGCTGGATCCGGAGCTGGTAAGACTCAAACGTGCTGCAATATTGCCAAGGCTAATGTCGAGCAAGGTAAGAAAGTTCATTACATTGCGCTTGAGGCTGAGTTTTTAGAAATCGAGCGCCGTATAAAATATCAGATCTTCGCCCGGGAATTCTTCGCGGACCCTAACAGGCCAAATATTTCTATTTCGTTTCAAAATTGGATGCTTGGCGATTACATCGAGTCTTGCGTTGCTTATGAGGCTGTCGCCGCAAATGAGTTCATCAAGCGATTTGATGGGTTGTTTACGTTTTATAAAAACGAGAAGTTCGATATCAACGACATGATCTTAAAAATCACAGAATGCGCTGACGACACTGATCTGATTATTCTTGATCACGTGCATTACATGGATTTTGACGACGATAACGAAAACAAATCAGTCAAAAATATCGCAAAAACCGCCCGAACCTTGGCATTAGAAATGGGCAAACCGATTATCCTGGTTAGTCACATGAGAAAAAGTGACCGCCATTCGCGCACATTTGCCCCAGGATTGGAAGAATTCCACGGATCCAGTGATCTGTATAAGATTGCCACAAAGGCCGTCACAATCGGTCCTGGCGCGATGATTAACAATAAAATCGAAACATACTTCCGAATCGTTAAGAACCGTTTTGAGGGTTCAGTAACCAGATATATCGGAAAATCCTATTACAACTCACAGCAAGGTAAATATGAACGCGCTTATGAAGTCGGAGACGCTCAGCAAAGCTGGGACAACGGTTTTCACCAACTTACTCGAGATCTTTATCCGGAATGGGCAGAATATTCCGCTCCAGTCGGCAGCGGCCCTTTTATACCTTATGTCCAAAAACCCAGCAGCAACAAGCACCCCGGACGGAAGAGCACTTTTTCGGTTACTAAAAAAGAAGATTGAAGGATCCAGTATGGAAGAAATCATTTTTAAAAAACCGCTGTCACCGGAAGAAATAGCTATCAAAAAACGTACTGACAAACTCGAGGACCACTTTACTAGTCAGGCCACAAAAATGGAGTTCATTCTTAACGCTGCTTTAAGTGACAAGGGAGACATTTTGTTATGACGATTAGCCTCCCAGTTCCACTCCAAGAGCAAAAAGTTTTTGAGTTGGTGAAAGCCGGCGAAACCCTAAATGTCGCGCGGCGAATAGTCTACGCCAACAACATCCCAACAACCATGCCTTATTTCCTCCCAGGACTCTTTAAGCACTATCTTGCTCAAGGTCATAGCAGAGCTGTGGCAACCAGAATGTGCGGCGTCTCAGAAGGGCAGATTTACCGCTGGGCTAAGACCAGCGCTAGGCTCAAAAAGATCCTCACAGAGAGTGCGCAGTTCAGAAAAGAATCAATCATTTCAATGGCTGTAAAAAGAGCGAGGTCACTATGACAAACCATGACAAGCCAACAAATGCCAACTTGCTTTTGAAGATCGAAGCGCTGACGAAAGAAAACTCTGAGCTCAAATTGCGACTTGCCCGGGCTGAAAGACAACTTCCGACCGATGACCGCACGAGAAAAAAGCAATTCATCGAGCATCATTTGGAGCGCCTCGGAGTTATCCACAGTCGAAAGAATGTTGATCACAAAGAAAGCCAGGGCGCTTAAAACTGAATTTCCAAAAAGAAAATGCAGGCGAGAAGCCGGAAAGAAGGAAGAGATGAAGTTTCGTAAAAAGCCAGTGGTGATTGAGGCGATTCAATTTACTGGACAATCTAGCATCAACGTAATGACGAACACATGGAAAAAACCATTTTTAAATGTCGCTGATTTTGATGATTCTGAGGAAATGGAAAATTTCTTTATTCAAACCCTTGAGGGAAATCACTGTGCTTGCCTTTATGACTGGATCATCAAAGGCGTAAATGGCGAGTTCTACCCATGCAAGCCAGACATCTTTGAAAAGACTTACGAGAAAGTTGATTAGCGCATCTCGGTGCGCTGACTTGAGAGGTTGGAGAATGAAAAAGAAAGAGGCTGGGAATGGAACTTAAAAAATTGATATCGCAGCTACAAAAGGCGCGGAAGGGATACGTCAACAAACATGGCAAAGAGCCCATCATTTATAGTTTCCCTGATAACTATTTATGGGATGAGGAACCAGTGCAATTGGCGTCCTCTAAAGTAGAGGGAAAGTTGGGCACTACTTTTAAGAGGCCCTATATGGATTTCAATATCGAGGAGAAATAAAATGTTAACAACTATTTTATATATTTATTTGGCAGGCTGGGCAGGTTCGACAGTGTATTTTACGAATGGCTGTTGGTACAGCCCGAGCGTTCCAAGAACAGAGTGCGTAAGTAATTCAGCACAGGTCAGTGTTATTTGGCCGGTGGCAGTTCCTTTAAACTATTTGATGTCGGGGATTCGCTAATGACCCCAGAAAAAGTAACGCCATTTAAAATGAAAACTCAGGCTAATAAAAAATACTTCCAAAACAAGGGAGTGATCTTTGAGGTTGAAGGTCCGAATGATCGAAATAGCATCGTCATGATTCATTGGCCTTATTACGGAATGGACGCCAAGACAGCTCGTAAGTTTGCAAACTGGCTCTTAAAAAGAGCGGATGACCTTGAGGTGAGAAATGCCAAGTGAAAAAGTAACGCCGAAGTTTAAGGTGGGAGATGTTGTTGTTGATAAACTCACTGGTGCTCGTCAGAGTGAGATTTTATCTGTTGGGAATCGCTGCTATTTTGTTCGACTAATTAAGACAGGGGATGAATTTACCAGGGACATAGTTTTCGCTGATAGCGATTGGTCCCTCAAACCAAAAGAAGTCACCATAACTCGGGAGAAGTTAGCTAAGGTTTGGGATAAGCATTTAGCTGACGAGAGGATTATGCCAGCTCACTCAAACCTATCATTAACCTTCGACGATATCTGCAAAGAACTGGGGCTCTAATGGAAACTAAAGTTAAGAGTGAGATCACTTCCCAAGACATCAAAGAAAAAGTAGATCAAGCCATTCATGAATGTTGGAATCTTATCGTTAAAAGAGTTGATGAACTTGGTCTTAAAGACAACGGGGCGAGGTGGCTGTTTACTCAGAGAGTGGTAAATGTACTTTGGCTTAGAGCCCATCCTCAAGCTGTATATGTTCACTTTGAGAATGAAAAAGAAAGATTGGGAGAATATGAAAACAGAACTTGAGAAGCGGGTTGAAGAGTTTAAAGAGCTGAACCGAAATCATCACAATCACAAAGACCCATGGGTTCAACATGAATTTCGCAAGGTTGCCGATCTATCAGTTGACCGAACATTGAAATTCATCCTCGAAATGCCGGAGGTGGAAGAATTTTTCACTATTTCAACTCTTCTTGTAAGTACCTACCTTAGTCATTTTGATTACTGTGATTCTCTTTATGATTATGAAGATGAAGATGAAGGGGCTTGTAATTGTGGTTTAGATACAGAGGAGCAGTGTTTTAATAATGCCCTCTCAAAACTCCGCGAATTGGGGGTTGTATTATGAGGAGAATCAAAATGCTAACTAAGATTAAGTGTTGGGTGGGGTAATATGCTTTTACAACACGCTATAAGAGCGATGATGGCGATGCCTTTCGAGGAAGCTGGAGCCAGTATAATCACTCGGCCTGACGGCTGTAGTGCTCTAATTAAACTTGGGTTTGACCCACTTAATAGCGGAGGCGGTACGGGTGATTGCATGGTCATCTATGATGCTGCGGATCCAGCAAGATTTATGAAAGACCACTGTGCGTGGGTTAGCTTGCGATTAGATGAAATTTTAGCGGACGACTGGGAAATTCGTCCAGATAAGGGCTGATCTATGACCGAGAATAAAAAGTGGTACGGCAAGTTTGGCTACGATAACGAAGGCATTGTTGACTACATTGAAACGGACAGCAAAGAAGTCGCCGAAGCATACGTCAATGGCATTAACAGAGCTATTGAAGAAATAGAAATGGGTGGCGGCGATAACCCGCTTGAGAGTTATTGGACCGTTGTCGATCAGATAGAGCCAGTTGATGAGGACGATTTATGAGTGAGAATAATAAGGGGCGGGAATGGGTACAATTATAGTAATTCTCTTGATAATAGCAATTGTGGAAATAATGAGAGGTGCCAAATGAGTGAGAGCGGGGGAGTGAAAGTTTGGTGGGCCGATCTTTTAACGGCTGATGAGCTTGATGAATATGAATACACAGTTGGAAATTTAATGAAGGAGCATCCTCGGCAAGGCCCATTAGATTGGCAGAGTCGGTTATTTCAAGTTGTTCCAAAATCCGACTTCGACAAACTCCAATCAGAAAACCAGAGGTTGAGGAGAGAGCTCGAAGCTGAGGATCATTTTACACTTCTAGACAAAGTAAGGAACCTGAAGCAAAACTACGCATGTATGTTCAATGAAAATATCGAGAATCGCGCAGAGATCGAGAGGTTGAAAACCGAACTGGCCTTCACCAAAGAATACCTCAATCCGGCAGATACTTCTTTCCGGGAGATGATTGATGCTTTCCGGGTATTGCCTAAAGAGAAGCAGGATAAGCTTATAGAATTGTCTAAGGCTCTTGTAGGCGTTCAAAGCGGTGGGGGATGAAAGTCCAAGTAAAGTCTGACGGATTTATGCCGAAAAGAGGGGAGGAGGATGTATGAGTGATCAAAAACACTATTTAGTCGAGAATAAAACAATTAGCGCAATTGGAGCGATTGAGAATTATCTTAACGCAAAGCTTTCGGATGGGTGGGAGTTTGTGGCTAGATTTGATGACGGCAGCTCTGTTAAATGGATTTTTAAGAGAAGATCCTAGTATGTAATCCACACCACTAGACAAATCTCTCTAGTGGTTCCGAGTTATCCACAATTGGAAAATATTTAAAGATTTTCCCTTTCCCTTTCTGCAAAGTCTTTTGCGGAGGGAATATGTTTAAGAAATTCTTTAATGCAATCGCTGGTCTATTTAAGCGAAAGACTGTCTTAGAAAAATCAGTTTCAAAAGTTAAATCATGCGAAGAGGGCGGAGTCTGCCCGATAGTAGATCCAATATATCCAAATAAAGCCATGAGAGGACTGCTCTGGTATCCAAATGCCGTGCAGGGTCCTCGGATGAAAGCGCAGGGCAGGCTTAAAGAAGGTTACCCTGTCGGCGCTATCGTGCATTTTACAGCAGGTAGAGGCGGCGGTCTTGAGCGCGCAATAACTGAAATTTCGGCGGCTGCGCAGAAGTACAACTTCCTTTGCATCGCTGACACCGGCGAAATCGTTCAACCAAATCCGCTAAATGAGTGGGGCTATCACGCTGGTGAGTCAGCTTGGAAATTCTCTAAGCTATTTTCTGGCTCAGTGTCTGATGAAACTATCGGCATTGAGATGAATAACGCCGGAATAGTTGAAAAGGTCGGTGAGAATCGGTTTAAAACTTGGTTCGGTACTTATTTGACTGCCGATCAAGTTCGCTACGTCACCGAGAAAACCTACGGATGCCCGACTGGTTATTATCATAAATACACTGACGCTCAAGAAAAGACCCTCATCGAGTTTCTTGTTTGGCTTATCAAAAATGATCCAACAGAGCGCATGAGTTACGAAACAATCTTGGGTCATCACGAAGTGGCTGGAAAGCTTGGCCTTGGCAGATGGCGAAAGAATGATCCAGGCGGCGCGCTATCAATGACCATGCCTCAATTACGACAAGTGATTAAGGAGTTGACTGTATGATCGACCTAAGACTTGGGGATTGTTTGGAAGTGATGAAGGAGCTACCCGAAGCTTCCGTGCAGACTTGTGTGACATCTCCGCCATATTGGGGGCTCCGTGACTATGGAGTCGCTGGTCAATTGGGATTAGAAAGTAGTCCTGACGAATATGTAACAAAAATGGTTGAGATGTTTAGAGGCGTTCGGCGAGTTTTAAAAGATAACGGAACTCTTTGGTTGAATCTTGGAGATACATACTCTACTGGAAATGGTGGAGATTCAACATATACCGAAAAGCAAAAAAGCAATGAGGGATCTTTATCTATTAGAAGATCGCAATTGAAGTCATTAAAACCCAAAAATCTAGTTGGCATTCCTTGGCGAGTAGCCTTCGCGCTTCAATTAGATGGCTGGTATCTGAGACAAGACATCATCTGGCATAAACCAAACCCAATGCCTGAGTCTGTTCGAGATAGATGCACAAAATCTCACGAGTATATTTTCCTTCTTTCTAAATCTTCAAAGTATTACTTCGACAACGAAGCGATAAAAGAGCCTGCAAAAGATTCTTCTATCGAGCGATCAAAGCGGCCGTGGTCTGGAAATAAAGAGCGCGGAATGCCAGCCGGAAAATCACCACACAGTTTTAAATATTTCGGACATGGTTCGGCTGATAAAAGGAATAAGCGTTCAGTTTGGAGCGTAACTCCAAAACCATTTAAAGGCGCTCACTTTGCCACGTTTCCAATCGATTTGATTGAGCCATGTATTCTTGCTGGTAGCAGAGAGGGCGACACAGTTCTTGATCCATTTAATGGCGCTGGGACTACGGGCGTGGCGGCTTTAAAACATTCGCGCAAATATATTGGTATCGAGCTGAACCCAGAATATATCGAACTAACAAAAGCCAGGATTGAGAAATCATCATGACCCCCGAACAACAATTAATCGAGGAGGCAGCACTACTCAGCGACCTCCTAAATCAGTTCACAGCTTTTCAGATTGAGAGTGTTCCTAAGATCCGCGAGTTGTTTGGGATTCTAAAGAACAGGCTTGAGGCGATTGAGGGATTTATAAGGGAGGGGAAGTGAGTTTTACGGCAACAGATATACCACAAGGAGCGAGTAAGACAGACACATGGCTAACCCCGCTCTGGATTATCGAGGCATTGGGTGGCGATTTCGATTTGGATCCTTGTGGTTTTCATAAACACAGGACGGCATCATTAATTTACCAACTACCGATGGATGGCCTAGAGCATCCATGGCATGGGAAGGTTTGGCTTAACCCGCCGTACTCTGATGCAAAAACATGGCTAAATAAGCTCGCAGTGCATGGACACGGAACAGCTTTAGTTTTTAACCGAGCAGATACAAAGACAATGCAAGAGCATTTTAGAAAGGCTTCGAGCGTTTTCTTTATTGAAGGCAGGATTCGATTTCTCAAAGAGGACTTATCTCAAGGTGGAAATGCTGGAACTGGATCCATGCTACTATCTTATGGATACACTCCTGATTACTTAAAGCTAAAAGGGTGGAAAGCAAAATGACCAGGTGGACCCCATGGCCGTGAGGTCGAAGTATAGAAACAAGAAAACCAAAATCGGAGATATGACTTTCGATTCTCGCAAGGAAGCCCGCTATTACGAGTATCTCAAGCTCTTACAATCCCAAGGCAAGATCCACGGCCTTGAAATGCAAGTGCGCTTCAAATTCCCGATCAACGGCGTGAACCTTCGCTATGTCGACTCGAACAGGGAGATCACTTACGTTGCTGATTTTGTGTATTTCAATTCAGAAGGACAAAGAGTCGTGTGCGATGTTAAAGGGTTTAAGACGGATGTTTATAAATTAAAAAAGGCGCTGATGTATGCGGTACTCGGCGTGGTTATCGAAGAAGTTTAACAACAAAGGAGATTTTATGAAGGTAAGTAAAGCAATCGAAGAATTGCAGGCGATCCAAGCAAGTCACGGTGACATTGAGATTTTGTTAGATACTGACACTGACTATGGCGATGGGGACGGTTCATTTATTCCTGTCATGGGTTTTGTTACGCAAGATACCTATCGAGTTGAAGAGGATGACGAAAATGTTCGTAATTCTAAATCGGTAGTCTTGGATTTTCACGAGAGTCACAAAATGGACAGAGATTAATTTCACCACCCCTCGAGAGAGGGGTTTTCTATGACACTACTCGATAAATATTAATTTATATTTAATTTATATAAGTAAAAACTCGCTTAAAACTTTTCGCCCTTTTAAAGTGTTTAATGGAGGTTTTATGGACAGATTCATTTTAATAGCAAAGAAAAGCTGCGGTCGGTACATTCAGGCGGGAAAAGCATACGAGCACGTTATTGTTAGGGGTGGAAGTAGGACAGTGGATACACCATGGGTCTTTGCGGATCACAGAATGACCCTGTGTGATGACGGTCGCTGGCGCGAATGGCCTGTTGAATTTTTTGACAATTAAAGCCATGTAGGTTTGTTCGAATTTTCAAGATATTTAGTAAAAATCCCTTGCACAATGCATCAAATATGTGTATATTGTGTGTATGCCAACGATTTTGATGATTGGAAAACTTAAATTCATGATTTACTTCAAAGACCACGGTCATCCTCATGTCCATGTAATTGGGCCAGGGGCTGAGGCGAAGGTGTTGATTGAGAATCAAGCGGTGATTAACCATAAAGGATTTACCGCAAAAGAATTAAAGTTGGTTCAAAAAGCGGTGGCAGAATACAAGGAAGAATTAATGGAGGCTTGGGAAGATGCGAACAACTAAAAAAAGGGTCCGAGAGGCCCTACTCACTGAAGAGGACTTTAAGCCTGAAAACGTAAAAGTTCGGGTTAATTTCTTTGTGTCTGCTGATGTTATTCGTCAGTACAAAAAAGAGGCGGAGAAACTTGGCATCGGTTATCAGACACTTATGCAGATGAAACTTAAAGAGGGAATCGAGCATACGGTTGATAAACGACTTGAACGAATAGAAAAGGCTTTAAAAATAAAGGCGGTGTGATTAACCCGCCTTTTTATTTAGATCTTCTTGCTTTGCCTTGAGCGCCTCTTCGACTGCTCTTACCGCCAAATCTGGCGTATCCCATCCGTTGTCTTTCCCTTGACGATACAATTTAATCGCATCCTCACTGAGTGAGATCGTGATTTTCTTCCTGTTTGCCGAATCTTTTGTTTTCTTAAGTTCAATTCCCATAAGCTGATAACATCAAAATTCACTCATCAATTCAAGAGAAAATAACTCCAGAAAAAGTAAGAATTTGTTTCCCTTGAGGTTACGAAACCCGCGCCTAATCATGGTCCTATGAAGCCGACTCTTCTCGATGATCGCATGAAAGAACGAATTTTAAAGCTTATCGAAGAGGGCAAGACTATGACTGAAGTCGCCTTCTTTGTCGGCATCTCTGAGCGCGTTCTTTATAACTGGACGGCAAAGTACGGAGACTTTAAAGAGGCTGTTTTAAGGTCAAGATCCATAGCTGACGAAATCGTAGAAGCTTCTCTTTTTCAGCGTGCAGTTGGGTATGATTGCCCAGAGACCAAAGTCTTTTTTGATTCTCAGTCACTCACCACAGTTAAAGAAGAAATCACCAAGCATTATCCACCAGATGTTAACGCTCAAATCCATTGGCTTAACAATCGTGATCCTGACAGATGGACCAACAAGTCCGAAGTAAAGCACAGCGGTAAAATATCTGGAGATATCTCTGATAAAGAGCTCGATCAAAGAATCATGGCTTTGCTGTCTGAAATTAAAGTAGGGGCTGATGACAGCAATGCTGAGTAGGGCCCAGAAGCTTGAGCTTATATCTTTGTTAGAAGAGCGAGACCGACGATCTCGCCTTAGGCTTGTCAAACAAGATTCTGAAAAGTTACTCGCTGATTTTTATGAGTTTAGAAAGCGTGTCTCTAAAATGCGCTTTCAAAAATTTCTTGAGGGCTGGTGGCAGCGAGAAGTAGCAAAGCACGTTCAGCAGTTTTATGCAGACTTTAAAGCTGGAAAAAGGCCCAAGTTAATTATCAAAAGCCCACCGCAACATGGTAAATCATGGCAGCTTATCGATGCTATTGCCTGGTTACTCGCGAACGATCCAAAGCTTAGGCTGATCTTCGCTTCATATTCTGATCGCCTCGGCGAGAGGGCCAACAGGGAGCAGCAAAAGACATTTCAGCATGAAGACTGGCTTTCTTTGTTTCCGAAAACAACTATCACCGTTCCACCTGGTTTTGAGGGGGTAAAGCCCAAAGTTAATCAGGAGCTAGTTGAAATCTATCAAGGTGGATACTTTAGAAACACAACTATTGGCGGACCGATCAACGGTGAGTCTCTTGATATCGGATTGATTGACGATCCAATAAAAGGCCGTGAGGCAGCGAATTCAGAAACTGTCCGCGAAAAAACTTGGGACTGGTTTACCGATGACTTCTTTACGCGCTTTTCTGAGCACGCTGGATTTATCTGTATCGGCACTAACTGGCATGTAGATGACCCAATTCAAAGAATGATCGACAAGTTTCCTGACGTGAAGGTTGTGAGCTATCCAGCGATTGCAATTGAAGATGAGATGTATCGAAAAAAAGGCGAGGCGCTATTCCCAGAACTTAAAAGCATTGAGTTTTTGGAAGAGCGCAAAGGCCTTATGCCGATTGAAAACTGGATGTCTTTGTATCAGCAAAATCCTATCGTTGCGGGCGGTAACAAATTCAAAGACACAATGATTGAGTTTTGTGATTGCCCTTCTGACTTTGATTATGAATTCATCATTGTTGATACCGCCTATAAATCTAAAAAAGAAAACGACTGGACTGTTGCAACGCTGTTTGGTGTAAAAAGTGGCCGCCTTTATGTTCCAGATGTTTGGCGAGTAAAGATAGATGCCTCTGAAATGGAAGTACCACTTGAGGCCTTTATCCGAAAACACAAGAAATACAAATTCAGAAATGTTTGGATAGAACCAAAAGGTCACGGCATTTATCTAAACCAAAAGTTCAAATCAAAAGGTCTTGGTATTCCATCGGAAAACGATCTGAAGGAATTCTTCAAAGACCGCAAGCTAGACAAGGTTGAGCGTGCAAATAACGCAATTCCTCATCTGTCAGATAAGAAAATTTATATCAGCAATTTAATAAACGAAAAAGAAGAACTGAAAGCAGAGCTATTGGCCTTTCCAAATGGAAAGCACGATGACTTCGCAGATACCGTCATTGACGGCATTAAGCGGGCCTATGGGCGCGCGCTCAGTATTCTGGATGTTCTATAGGAGCCCTTATGGGAAGAGCGAGAAAGAAACAGCAGGTTATCAAAAACGAGAAGCCAAAAGATCTTACCAAGGTCGATAACGGACTAGAGAGTATTGTGATGGGAAACTCTCAACTATCGATGATCAATGGTGGTTCACAGCTATCTAAGGCAGATACGCTGTTTAATAACCTTCGCGGATATCTGATCACAAATCACCGAAATCTACTGTCTCAGATTTATGTTGAGCACGGGATTATCGAAACAGCAATTGACCTTCCAGTTGAGGACGCTCTTCGCGGTGGAGTTACATTCAAAACATCACAGGTCAGTGAGGATGAGCTTTCGGAATTCACCGAGGAGTTTTCATCTGATATCGAGATCGCAAAGCAGGCAGAAAAATGGAAGCGATTATTTGGCGGCGCTGCAATTATGATTTTAACAGATCAGCAGGCTGATACTCCTTTAGATGTCGAGGCTATTGGGCCCGACTCAAAACTTGCATTTAAGGCGATTGATCTATGGGAGCTTTATGAGGCTCTTCGTATCAGGCCTGACGATGAAGTCGAGTTGTCAGAAACTGCAGATGATGAATTGGATTGTTTTAATTATTACGGAAAGAAAATACACAGGTCCCGCCTAATCATCCTAAAGGGTAAAGAGGCTCCATCATTTATTAGACCTCGATTGAGAGGGTGGGGCCTGTCTGAACTTGAGTGCTTGGTTCGCGCCATGAATCAGTATCTTAAATCAACGGATCTGTCTTTTGAGGTTCTAGACGAATTTAAGTTAGATATTTTCAAAATCAAAGGTCTGATTGACTCGCTAATGAGTCCAGAGGGTGAGCAGGCAATTCAGCGCCGAGTACAGCTGGCGAATATGCAGAAGAACTACCAAAACGCACTGTCGATGGATTCTGAGGATGATTACGTTCAAAAGCAGTTGTCATTTTCTGGACTAGCGGAAGTGCAAACTGGAATCAGGCTTCAGCTTGCATCTGACTTAAGATTTCCACTCACCAAACTATTCGGACAGTCCGCCACTGGATTTAACTCTGGCGAAGATGACATTGAAAACTACAACGCAATGATCGAGTCTCGCATCAGGCCTTCTATGAAGAGCTCTTTGCTGCTCATGACAAAACTAAGATTCAGACAAAAGCATGGTATTTCGCCAAGCGATCTAAAACTCGAATTTAAGAACCTTCGAGTGCTGAGCGGCGTTCAAGAGGAAGAGGTTAAGACTCACAAATTTAACCGCGCAATCCAAACACGGCAAGCGGGTGAGATGACATCAGAAGAGTTTAGAGAGGCGTGCAACAAAGACAGCTTGCTCCCTAATAAACTTGATCCAGGTGTGGACGTTGATCAGTTGAAATTTAAAGAAGAGGGGGAGAAGGATGATTCACAATCTGATATGGCATCCTAATATGTCACTGGAAGATGCGGAGAAGGTTGTCGTTAGAGAGGCGTTTAAGTTCTTCGGCGGTAATAAGACTAGAACAAGTCAGGCGCTCAGAATAGATGCAAAGACGCTCGATAGCATTTTAGATCGAATCGACGGCAAAAAACCAGAGGACTACGGTATTGAGGCGCCAATTCCAAGGAAGAAACGCAAAAATGAAGACAAAGCTTCTTAGGAATCCTGCTCAGATAACGAATAAAGAGATTGAAGTCCTTGAGCGCGAGATCATGAAATATCTCACGGATCTGATCTATAAACCATTGGTTAAGAGTATTCCGTCAGTTGACCTTAAGAAAATTCAGAACTCAAAGTCTGATGTTTTAAAGGCAATCAAAACGGGAAGGATTATATATTCTCATGGCCGCTTTAAAGGTAACTTCACCGCGTCTATTTCTAAAGAATTGTCTAGGGCTGGCGCTAAGTGGGATGCAAAAACTCAGTCATGGAAGTTATCTCAATCGCTGTTACCTCAAGATTTTAAAAAGGAAATCTCTCTGGCAGAGGACCTGTACTCTTCTGCGCAAGCATCTGTTTTCACCGCATTAGATCAAGTGATGCATGATATTGAGGCAAAGTCGGTTGATTTCACAAGGTTTTATGACGGCGCTCTTTTAAGCATGGACCTTAAGCTCGATAAGCAGCTTGAGGCAATCACGGTGGCTCCTCAGTTGACCGTTGATGAGATGGAAAAGATATCTAGGGAGTATTCAAATAATCTTAATCTATATATTCAGAAGTTTTCTAAAGAGCAGGTCCTATCGATTCGGAAAAAGGTGCAAGGAAATTTCTATTCAGGCAATCGATATGAAAACCTCTATGAGACAATCAAGCGGTCATATTCAGTTTCAGATTCAAAAGCTAAGTTTTTAGCGCGGCAAGAAACGAAACTTCTTTCAATGAAGTACCAAGAGGCGCGAATGACTAGCGCCGGATCGCAAGGTTATATCTGGCGATGCGTAAAGGGTTCACCTAAGCATCCTGTCCGCGCTGATCATAAAAAGCTCGATGGAAAAGCTATCACATGGAGTTCACCTCCCGTTGTTGATACAAGGAAGGGAAGGAAAGCCCATGCTGGTGAAGATTTCGGATGCCGATGCACTCGGGAAATTGTCTTTAAGTTTAATTAACTCGGGAGATATTCCCGACTTATCTCATTTTTTTTAGAATATTGATACTGCACGTTTAGCCTCAAGCTGTGTTTAAAAGTTTGAGGTTTGATGAAAATCAACAACGCTAAATCACTACCAGAACGATACTACGGCCTTCACTTTGCTGAGGGCGTTGCTCATTATCCTGAGCATAAATCCACCATTTATATCGGACCGAAAACTGCAAAGGAAATGGATTCCACCTTTTCTGGCAAGCCTGTTTTCGTAAAGCATGTCGATGAATATTCCCTAGACAATATCGAGACCGAATCGGATGGATGGGTCGTTAGATCATTCTATAACCAAGCTGATGGAAAACACTGGTGTGAGTTTCTTGCTGTTTCAGATGAGGCAAAAGAAAAGATCAAAAACGGCTGGGTATTATCTAACTCATATCTGATCAAGCAATCGGGACCAGGTGGTCTGTGGCATGACGTTTCTTACGATCAAGAAGTGCTGCAGGGTGAATATGATCACATGGCAATCATTCCCAATCCTCGCTACGGCGAGTCTGTTGTTCTGACTCCAGAGCAATTCAAAAAATATAACGAAGAAAAAGAACAAGAACTTTTAAAAATCGCAAATTCAAAAGGAGACGCGGAAATGTTGCAGTTGTTCAAAAAGAAAGTCGAGAAGTTGGATAACTCCAAAGAACTTCTTGAGTGTTCGGTAGTTTTGCCAAAGTCGAAAGTCGAAAAGACTATTCAGCAGATCATTAATGAGTCTGATGAGGCAGAGGCAAAAAAAGATGAAAAGAAATACGCCAATGAAGCTGATCTTGTAAAAGTCGGCGAAGGCGAAATGTCTGTTAAGGAGCTTGTCGAGAAGTTCACGGCGGCTATTGCTGAAGAAGTAACTGAGCTTATCGAAGAGGTTGAGGGAGCTGAAGAAGTCGAAAATCAGGACGATTCTAAGGATCTCAAGGAAGAGATCGTGGAAAAAGCCAAGAACTCTAAGGACGACTTCGAGGACCTAAAGAAAGCCCACAAGAAAGTAGCAAATCAATCATCTGAACAGGTGGTTTACGAATCTACTTCTGTGCAAATTCAACGCGGTAAAGATCGCTATTAAAAAGGAGATTTTAAGATGTCATTAAATCAATTTCAACAATCTGTAATCAAAGGGATGGTTGATCAGCGCGTTGCTGCGAATGTGATCACTTGTCAATACGACAAAGCTGCATCTGGCGATCTTGTTCCAGGCCAGCTCGTAAAGCTTGGCACTGCTGCTGGTGAATCGATCGTTGTTGTGGCTTCTGCTGCAAACACTGATGTTCATTTTGGCGTTGTTACCTTCAATCCAATGAAGTCAGCGATCAAGCCAGGTCAATTCATGGAAGTGGCTAGCACTTCTAGCGTTGTTTATGTCGAGGCTGGCGCAGCATTAGCGCGCGGAGCGAAAGTCGCATGGGCAGCAAACCAAAAGGTTGTGGCTGCAGGAGCTGGTGACGTTGTTGCCGGTACTTTGCTTGATATCGCTGCTGCAGACGGATCTTTGGTTCGCATGGTTGTAGCTGGCCCTCACGCACCGGTTGTACCAACACCTTAATTTTTTAGGAGAATAGAATATGAAAATTTTAAATTCAAAAGGCGAACAAGTTAAGTTAAGCGCACAAGAGGCGCTTATCGCAAAGGCCGTTGAAAAGAGAATCAAGAATGATACCGGCTATCAAGCCGACATCACAACTCTGACAACAGTCCTTAAAGATGTACGTGAGCAGAAGTTCTTCGAAACTCCGCCATCTACATTCATTCCAATCAAGGTTGGTGAAGGTGCATGGTCATTGAACCTGACATCTTTCAACGTGATGCAGTCAGCAGATGATTTCGAAACTGGTATCGTAAGAACTGGTACGAATGATTCCAAGCTTGCTTCTGTTGATGCCGGCGTAACTCCTGTTACCGTTCCAGTTCTTCCTTGGGCGAAAACGCTTGGTTGGTCAATCATGGACATCAACTACGCAATGAAATCAGGAAACTGGGATATCGTTATTTCAAAAGAAAAAGCGAGAAAGAAGAACTGGGATCTTGGCATTCAGAAGATTGCTTTCCTTGGAAGTGAGGCGCTTTCCTTGGCAGGTCTATTCAATCAGACTGGTGCTGCTGTCAACACTACTTTGATCACTAAGAAGATTTCAACAATGACTCCTTCTGAAATGAACACATTTGTAGCTGCAGTAATGGGAGTTTACCGTGCAAACGCTGAGTACACAGCATGGCCAACTCATTTCGTGTTGCCAGAGTCTGATTACAACGGACTTATGACATTCACGGATCCTAACTTCCCGGTGAAGACTAAGCTTGCTTACCTTCAGGAAGCGTTCCAAACGGCGACTAAGAACTCAAATTTCCAAATCTATGGTCTTCCATACGGCGGAGATATGGCTTCTCAAACTGCGTACACTTACGCTCTTTATAACTATGACCCAGAATCACTAAGAATGGATATCCCTGTTGATTACACATCAACTCAGGCGTCTACATTCAACGGATTCCAGTTCCAGAACGTGGCTTATGGTCAGTTCACTGGTGCGATGGCTTATCGTCCTAAAGAGTTCTTGTACTTCCGTTTCAATAAGTAGTTTTTTAGGGGTCTCGTCGTGCGCATCCTTCGGCGGGGCCCCTTTCAATAGGATGAAAAATGGCTTACACAAAACCAACAGTCGAAGAGTTTAAAGCGCACTTTGTAAGGGATTTTCCTTACAATGCTGATCCTGCTTTGGGCGTCACTGATGGCGATATATCAAAGGCAATGCTCGAAGCTGAAGCGTCTATGAACGCTGGGATATTGCCAACTCAAGCCGTTTTTACTCTTGCTTATCTTTATTTAACGGCACATTTCCTAGTGATTGACTTGCGGGCAGCATCTCAAGGGGTTGAGGGATCATACTCTTGGATAACTGCAAGTAAATCAGTGGGAAGCGTGTCTGAATCTTACTCGGTACCACAAAGAATTCTCGACAATCCAATTCTGTCGATGTTTTCAAAAACCAACTACGGCGCAAAATACCTTCACATGCTTTTGCCTTACCTCACCGGCAGGATCTTTTCAGTTTGTGGAAGGACTCACCCATGAAGGTTAAGCTTGATATGTCGAAGCTTAAAAACATCGCTGAAGCTCTTGGCAATGCGCCAAAAGCGAAGGTTGGCGTTCTTGGGAGCAAGGCTTCAAGAGATGGAATGAACAACGCACAAATCGGGCTTTATCATGAGTTCGGTTATGGCGTGCCGAAGAGATCATTCTTGCGTCAGCCGATTTTGGAAAAGTTCCAAGACAAACTTGATGAGGCTGGCCTTGATGGCTCGACTGTTTTTGAAACAGCTTCTCAAACAGGCGACCTTACCGATCTTATTAAGGGCATTGGTTTAGTTGGCGAGACTGTTGTCGCTGATAGCTTTAGAACTGGCGGAGATGGCAAGTGGCCAGCTCACGCTCCAGGCTATAAAAATAACACTGGTATGGTCTTGGTGGATTCTCAGCAGCTCAGAGATTCAATTTCATCCGAGGTTTCATAATGTGGAACGCGGCAAATAAACCATTTAACGAGATCAGCATAAGCGGAGTTCCAAACATGTCTGGAACTCTGACTTCATGGATGCAGAACCTAACTTTCAATGTGATCACAAAAGAAATTGTGAATTACGAAGTGGTCGAGATTGCGATGGATGTTGCCTTTAAGGGCGTTTGGCAGCCTTTATCTCCTGAAAAACTCAAAATGAAGACCGAGGCCCAATGGTCTTGGAAGTGGATTCAAGTCCACGCCCATGCTGATCTAAGTTTAAAAAACGATGACGTGATCAAGTATAAATCAAAGCAGTACCGCGTAATGGAGCGCCTTGATTATCTTGAATATGGTTATTTTGAGTATCATTTGGTTGAGGACTTCGCTGGCTCAGGGCCAAGCATCATAGTTCCAGAAATTCCAGAGGAGCCACCTCCTGAAGATGGAGGCGGGTGATGCAGGTACGTTGTTATTACAGAATGATCACTTACGGTGTTAGGGTACCATTTGGAGTGTTTGGCGGTGTTGAACCGTACACTTTCTCAGTAGTGCCAGATCCGGTTTCGCCTTCGGGCGGATCCATCGATTCCGGCGGTTTTTATACGGCATCAGGAAAAGACGGCGTTGATACGATTCGAGTGGAAGACGCTGACGGCGAGATTGCTACATATAGAATCATGGTTGGCGGTCCACTAAAGATTGTGGCCGACATAATCGCAAAGCAAATGGGACTCGATGCTGACCAGGTTTATCTTTACAATTCAAAGATAAAGCCCCCAAAAGACTCGCGTCTTTATGTGTCTATCAATCAATTAACCAGTCGTGTTTTTTCGAGCTCAAACAAACAGAAAAACGGCGAAGAGGATCTTGCTGCAAATGTTTTTAGCCCTCTTGATATTATGATCTTTAGCCGCTCAACTGAAGCTCTTCACAGGAAAGAAGAACTGGTTCTTGCTTTGAATAGCTCGTATTCAGAACAACAACAAGAGTTGAATAGTTTAAAAATCGGAAAAATTTCTCCAGCAATTGTGCCAGTGAGCCAAGAAGAGGGAGCGGCTATTCCTTATGCTTTTAACATAACAATAAATATCCAGTACATGGTGAGAAAGGTCGGCTCATATGACTATTACGACACATTCTCTCTATCTGAAATAACTACTAATCCTTAGCGGAGGAAAAAATTAATGGCAGATTTATCTTTAGGAAACGTCTTTGAAATATCAGTGACCGCACCAGGCGCTGGGGTTGGTGAATATAATAGCAGCAATCTTGCGGTTTTTACTCATGAGCCACATGCTGAGTCTTTTGGGGATGACGGCTATAAGCTCTTTGTTGACCCAGCTGACATCGCTGCAGATTTCGGATCAAGCTCGATTACGACAGCCCTTGTAAATTCAATTTTTTCTCAGCGGCCAAATATCAGAGCCAACGGTGGATATTGCGCTGTGATCCCTATGCTTCCGGCGATCCAGAAGTGTACATTCTCGGCGGCCCCTGCATCGGGAGCATACGCTCTAGATATCGATGGCGATGTCACTCCCGCACTCAATTGGGATGATACTGCGGCGTCAATCCAATCAAAGATCAGAGGCATGGGTACTGCATTTGCTAGCGTAGTAGTTTCTGGCGATGCTACCGAAGGCTTCACTATCAAAATGGCAGGTGTTTATGGACCTGTAGCTGCGATCACCGCTGATTCAAACACTTTAGCCGATGCATCTTCTGATCCAATTACTCTTAGCTTTACGGATGAACAAGTCGGCGAAACAGTAGCTGAAGCAATCACCCGTGCGGACTCATTGATCCATTTCTTTGGAGCTGTTTTGACGGTTGAGCTAGCCCAGGCAGATTTGTTGGCCGCAGCTGAAGTCTTGGCTCCAATGAGAAAGATCGGGTTCTTCTTAGGATCTCAGGCAGCTGACAACCAAACTGGCGGCAAGCTTGATCTCTTAAGACAAAACGGATACGTGAATTCTCGCGGACTTCTCCGCATCGACACAGTATTAAACGGCCTTAAGTTCTGCGCTGGATATGCGGCGCGCGGCTTGAGCGTTGATTTCTCTGGAAACAACACTACGCTGACCATGCATCTGAAAGACCTTGTTGGGATTTCAGCTGATCAGAATATTTCGCAGAACATATTAAACCAAGCAAAAGCCTCTGGCGCTGACGTTTATGTGTCCTTCCGAGGTGTTCCAAAGGTCTTTACTTCAGGGGCCAACGACTACTTCGACAACGTCTATAACATCTTGGCATATATCGAATCTCTTCAAGTGGCTGAGTTTAACACTCTAGCTCAAGTAGGGACTAAGATTCCGCAGACCGAATCAGGAATGGACATTTTGAAAGCCGCCGCAAGGCGCGTGTGTGAGCAGTTTTTAAGAAACGGTTTCATCGCACCAGGCGAGTGGACAAGTCCAGTGACATTCGGAAATCAAGCTGACTTCTATGAGAATATTTCTCAGCGAGGTTACTACATTTATTCAACGCCAATCGCACTTCAGTCAGTAGCTGACCGCGAGGCAAGAAAAGCTCCACTGATTCAAATTGCCCTCAAATATGCAGGCGCAATTCACAGCGGAACAATTATCGTCAATATCAACGAATAGAGGTGATTCATGGCTACAGTAACAATGACCGGAAACGACATTCACATTATCAATGGCAGGCTCCTAACGGATCTTGCCGATGGCGATTGCGCAGCTTTGACATTTCCAGATGACATCGCAAGTGTGACGATCGGTAAGAATGGCAATGCCATTTATTCGCTTAATGAGTCCGGCGAAAGAGCTGAAAATGTTCTTAGAGTTATTCGCGGATCCAATGATGATAAATACCTTAACAATCTGATGTCTCAGCAGAAGGCGAATTTTGCTGGGTTCGTTTTGATGACCGGTGAGTTTATCAAAAAGATCGGCGATGGCACTGGCAAGGTGACAAATGATACTTACCTTACAGCGGGTGGAATCTTCACTAAGCGCGTTGAGGCAAAGACCAACACAGCTGGTGAGGCTGAGCAATCTATTTCTGTCTATACAATCAACTTCGCGAATGCGCCTAGAACGATTGGATAGTTATGAAACTGCACACACTTAAAAGTGGCCGAACTCTTGAGATCGGCCTTGCTGATTTTAGAGCAGGAAAGAACCTGTTTGATGCGGTCATTAAAGAAATTAAAGCGTCAAAGCTTGATGCGGAGTCAGGGAAAGAAAACTTCCTGAAAGATGCGGTTCTTTCTGTTCTTTCATCTGAGAATGTTGAGCGGGCCTTGTGGCCTTGCATGGCGAAATGTTTGTACGAAAAGAACTACATTACGCCAAATATTTTTGAGGATGTTTCAGCCAGAGAAGACTTTCTTGAGATTTGCTATGAAGTTGGGCAGGAAAATCTTATCCCTTTTGGGAAAAACCTCTATGCAGAGTTGTCTCCTCTATTGGGGATCGTGGGATTGAGCCAAGGGTAGAGGTTAGCGACGATCCACTGCTTATGGAGTTTCGTCTCGTAAAGGCTGGATATGGCTCATTGGAGAGAATTAGAAGTATGAACTCTAGAGAGTTTCTTCAGGCAATAGCGTACGAAAGATTTATCGGCGACTACGAGGCTTCATACTTCCACATCAACAAGGGAGATCAATCGTGAATATCGCTGAGCTTTTTGTTACCATTGGTCTTAACGGCAATAAGAAAACCGAAAAAGATCTAAATAAAGTCGGCAATGAGATGAAGGGCCTGAGTAAAAGAGCTCTTGGTCTCTTTACTGCGATTGCTGGGATATCGTATGGCTTAACGGCTCTTTCTAAAAATGCTTTTGGTACAGGTGTGGGGTTAACAAAATTCTCAAACCTTACTGGGCAGTCAGTAGAAACGCTTCAACGCTGGCAATATATCCTAAGGCAATCGAGCGTATCCGCTGAAGAAGTGACCCAAAATGTTCAGCAGATAGCCCAGGCCATGGCTGAGATGACTAGGACTGGAAATTTCTCTGGAGAATTTCTAAGGATTGCCGAGATCACCAATATTGACCCATCGAAACTCGAAGATACGTTTTATCTTCTGGAGAAATTCAGAGAGTTTACTCGCTCTGGATTACCTACTTCGCAGATAAATTCTATTCTTGGCACTTTGCTGTCTCAAGACGTGATCCAGGGGCTTCGAACAAATGACATGACTTTAGATCAAGTTCCAAAATCTGCAATTACTTCTGACCGGCAGGCGAAGAGCCTGCAGCAAGCAATGGTAAGATTTGATAATTTTCAAAAGAACTTAGAAAAAAGCGTAGGAAGTGTTTTGGCCAAAGTTGGCCCTAAACTCGCCACAGCGCTAGAAAACCTAGTCCCTGTTATTGCACGTTTGACCGAAACAATTCTGAACTTTTTAACAAGATTTGCACAGTTTTTCGGGCAAAATAACGGGAATCAATCACTAGATCAGGCTTTAAGTAAATACAAAGACAAAGAAACAAGTTGGATGGATTTTTTCCTGGGACCACAGTATGAGTCGGTCGGAAACCTTCAGGACATTCACCGAAGGAACTTCCCGCAAGGATATAACTCTAAAGGATCTGAATCCGTAAATAGCATCACAATAAATCAAACTAACAACGGAGTTTCTGGTAAAGACGCCGGAGCAATAGCTCAGAAAACTTCTCAGGCAGTTCAGCGGGCAGCTTCCATGCAACAACTTAAAACTCAAGCGTGGGGTAACTAATGGCCATTGATATTTCAGCACTCTCAAGTCAGATGGTTACGGCTCAGGCGCTGAACAATCTGATCTTGGTGTGGCCGCAAGAAAGCACCGGAATTCAGCCGCAAACTCAGATTTACGGCGGCAAGGTTTCGAATGGCGAAAAGTTCTTGTTTAACTACGAGGGTGAGCAATCGGTAACTCTTTCTAGTGATATTACGGATTCATATGTTGAACAAAACTATGCGGTTCAGGATCACATTTCACTTACGCCCGAACTTATCACCACACAAGGATTCATCGGTGAGCTCAATAATGTAGTGCCCGAGGAATTGCAGCCACTAAAAACTGCAGCCGAAAAGCTGACCGTTATCGATGCATATCAGCCGGTTTTATCATTGTCTGGCATTAGGGCATACAATGCAGCTCTTCAGGCTTATCAGGCGGCGCAGATATTGCGCGCTCAAGGCATTCAGGCATGGGACACAATTGGTAAAGGCGGATCAACCCTAAACGAGATTGATTCATCTGTACAAGGGGCTGAGTTCGCTAGATCGGTTGAGTTTAGATCGCAGAATAAACAACAAGTCGCATTTCAAAAGTTTTATGGATATTGGAAGGCGCGGGTCTTGTTTACCGTTCAAACTCCGTGGGCGATCTTTAAAAACTGCGCTATCCAAGAGATAGTGGCGACACAGGCAGAAGATACAAGAGTGGTCTCTTCGTTTAACCTGACGTTCAAGACGATCAATGTTGCATCCACATCATTGACGCTCGTTGAAAAATCCGACGATTTTACCGGTAGGGCATATTTCAATGCGGCTCCAAATCAGGAATCAGGAATGTCTGCGGTGGACTTCCAAGAGGGCACCTTTGATCCATCAAGCTTTAATGTGGGGTAGTAATGTATAGAGTTCAGAAAATATCGGATTACCCGAGGCAGACCAAGACATTCAATTTACCTGGCGGCGATAAGGTTACTTTTACAATATATTTCGTTCCAATGCAGAAGTCCTGGTACATAACCAATCTCACAGTGGGCGACACCGTAATCAATAATTTAAAGGTTGTAACTGGAGCAAATATCTTAAGGGCGTGGAAGAACACCTTGGGATTTGGTTTGGCTTGCTTTTCAACGGAAGGGCGTGATCCTCAATTTATCGAAGACTTTATTGAGGGAAAGAATACCCTCTATATTTTATCTAAAGATGAGATTGATCAGTATGAGAGGTTCCTAGGTGGGCAGTAAACTTGGCAGAAACTATATTCTGCAGATCCAAGACTTAGGAAGTGAGCTCAAGCCTGGAAGCAATTCGATTATAACTATTTCCTTACCATTCACTCTAAAATTTAACATCACAAGAGGCATGTGGGGTTCGCCAAGCTCAGCGATTTTGCAAGTGTATAACCTAAATGAGAATACTAGGTCCTTCATTCGTAAAGATGAAAACGATTGGGGATTTGTAAAAATGGTTACACTGATGGCAGGTTACGGCGATGACCTCGCGGTGATTCTTCGAGGATCAGTCCATAAAGCATACTCTGAACGAAATGGCGTCGATTACGTGACTAGCATCGAGGTCTTTGATGGAGGCGCCGCCTTTATAAATGCTCAGTTCGGCGGTCAATTTAAAAGCGGCACTCAGTCATCCTACGTGCTCAAAGCTATAGCAAAATCTCTTGAGCCTTACGGTGTGGACATTGGTGCGGTTTCAAAGAACTACGAAAGGACTATTAAGCGCGGCAATTCATACTCTGGAAATTCAATGGATTTGATATCTGAGATTTCTGGTGGTGGCGCATTCATTGATAACTCAAAACTAAATATATTAACCGACGATGAATACCTTGATGGCGACACACTCACGGTTAGTTCGCAAACAGGACTTCTAGGGGTTCCAAAGCGCGAGTGGAACAACGTGACCTTTACGATGCTTATGGAGTCTCGGGCATACTTAAATCAATTGGTTGTGATCGATATTGGTAAAAAAGAATTTGACGGCCAGTACAAGATTAGAAACATCACTCACGCCGGAACAATTTCCGAAACGATTGGTGAGTCTGCAACGACAACCATAAACTGCATCACCGCAAAAGGAAACTTGGGGGTGCGGTTTGGCTAACGGAATTCCTTTTACGCTGACAAAGCTTGATCCAAAATCGGCAGACTTCTTAAACGACCTTAAGCGCGACATCTTTTTAAGTCTTAAATGCCATGATCTCGGCACTATTCAAGAGGTCGATTTTGGAAAGCAAACCGTCACAGTATCTATCAACTATAAAAAAACTCTGATTGAAGCACAGAAGGACGGCTCTTACGCACAAAGGCCTAAGGAATATCCACTCTTGTTAGATGTTCCGTTTGTATCGCTGACGGGTGGCCAAGCAGGCATCACTCTTCCGATCAAAAAAGGCGACACCTGCCTTGTGTTCTACAATGACCGGGCAATTGACGATTGGTTTGCAAGCGGCGCGGTCACTCAGGTATCGAGCACGCGGCTCCACTCAATGTCTGACGGCATTGCGCTTGTTGGCGTGAGGTCTCTTGCAAATCTCATCGAGGGTTATGATCCAGAAAGAGCAGTGCTCTATAGCGGCCAAACAAAAGTAGCCGTTGGAACAAAAGTTGAGATTTCAAATCAAAGTCAGAATCTTCATCAGGTGCTTCAGGATTTGATTTCCAAGATTTCAGATCTCACAACACAAGTGGCCGCCATTCAAGTGACAGGGGTTCAATCGGGCCCACCAAGTTCGCTAAGCGGATTACCAACAAATGCCTCTGCTATCTCGGGAATAATTCCCGAGTTAACGGCCATTTCTTCGAGATTGGGGGAAGTTCTGGAATGATTCTGGCATGATCGTAAGAGGCGTTGATAGCAACAATGATTGGCTTTTTGGTAAGGGTAAATCCGACTACAAGTACAATCTAAACGCCTTAGCTCAGAATATTAAAACCAGACTTCAATCATTCTTAGGCGATTGCTTCTTTGCGCAAAGCGAAGGCATCGACTGGTGGAATCTCCTTGGCTCAAAGAAGCTTTTAGATCTTCGCTTAGCTATCTCTTCAGTTCTTTTAAATACCGATGGCGTCACTGGGCTTATTGAGGTGAGCGTCTCTTTAAACCGCGACCGATGCGTTAAAATCACTTATGCGGTAAGCACTGTATATGGCGAAATGAAGCGTTCGATTGATATGGGGGTTGGATAATGCCCAACATCATCAACGAAAATGGCCTTACGATCAAAACTCAAAATGAGCTGACTTCTGAAGTAACCACCAAGCTGAAAAATATCTATGGAAGCGATATCAATCTGGCTCCCGATTCGCCAGACATGCAGCTTGTCATGATTTACGTTCTGGCATCTTTAGATGTTCTGCAGCTCTTGGTTGAGGTCAACAACTCGTTTGATCCAGATAGAGCAATCGGAAAGATTCTTGATCAGCGTGTTCAGCTAAATGCAATTCAGAGAAAAGCAGGGACCTACACAATTCAGCCAGTGACGATTCAGATCTCTGAACCGACTACTTTGTATGGCCTAGATCAGTCAATTGAAGAGGTCTATACGGTCGCTGATGACGCTGGCACTGAGTTTCAGCTTGGCACGACTGTAACGCTTCCTTCTGCTGGATTTTATTCGCTTGTGTTTCAGGCTTCTGAGATCGGTAAGACTGAGGTTTTGATCAACACGATCACTAATCCAGTAACCGTAAATCTGTCGGTTGTCTCAATCAATAATCCAACTGGGCCCATCTCGCTTGGTCAGGATGAAGAGACTGATATTCAGCTTAGACAGCGCCGCCAAAGATCGACAGCCATCTCGGGACTAGGCTGGAAAGACTCGCTAGAGGCTGCTCTTTACAACATCAATGGGATTACTGATGCAAAAGTATACGAAAACAAAACTTCTGCTAATCCTGATGCTTTTGGTATTCCTTCTCATTCAATCTGGGTGATCGTTTCTGGAACATACTCTGACGCCGAGGTGGCTCAGGCCATTTACACTAAGCGCAATGCAGCTGCAGGAATGAAGGGTGATAGGGTTGCAAACATCACTCAAAAAGATGGAAGCAATTTTGTCGTTCAGTGGGATGATGTTTCAACAGAAGAGATATTTATTGAGCTTGAGATCGAAAAAATTGATCCAACTCTTCCTATCGATATTGACGCCATCAAGAATAAACTCGCTCAAGACTTTAATGTTGAGATCGGCGGAGTGGCTAACATCAATGAGATATCTTGCAAAGTGCAGGAGATTGATCCGAACGCACTTGTAACGAGCGCGGGATTGTCGTTCTTGTCTACAGGTCCCTTTTTACCAAAGCTCTCAAACTCTGCCAAAAACAGGAAATTCGTTTTATCTGCTGAAAACGTAATCATCACGCCAATTCTTATTTATCCTTCAATCATCTCGGTCGTTGGCGGCTCATCGCCAGAATCAAGAACGATCACGGCTTACGGTGGCTTTGGCGCTTATACATGGACTGTTGCGGTCGACAATAGTGGTGCTGGCGGAGATCCGGCAACAATTGATTCAACTGGTTATTATACTCCAGGCACTGGAACTCAGAATGTCTTTGACACTATTCAGGTCGAAGATGAGCAAGGGAATACAGCTCAAATTCAAGTGCAGGTGCTGTGATGACAGATCAAGAAATTCTGATCTACTACTCAGATCTTTTGATTCTGCAATACAAAGGAAAGCCAAAGGCGACAGCTACGGTTCAGGCAATCGTTGATACTGTTACCTCAGGCCAACTCCCAATAGCCATTCAGAACGCCTATAACCTAGATACGGCTGTTGGCGCACAATTAGACATTATCGGAAAGTATGCTGGCGTTTCTAGAGATGGAAGCTCTTTCAGTGGGCCAATGATCTTAGAAGATGAAGACTATCGAAAGATCATCAAGCTTAAAATCATCAAAAATAATTCTGGAAGCTCACTCTCTGACATTCAAGACTTACTAGCCCTTTACTTCGAAGGTCAGATTAAGGTCTTCGATTATAAAGATATGAGTATGTCTTATTACGTGAGTGCCTCGTTCGGATCTCAGCAGTTGGTTGAGTTTTTCATTAACAAGGGCCTGCTTCCGGTTCCAATGGCTGTCGGCCTTGGATCGACTATTTATCATCAGGATTTGGAGTTTTTCAGTTTTTCGACTTACAGAGAAGGCACTCCCGCTGAGTTTCCGTTTAACGAATATACGGACCAACACGATGAGTGGCCTTGGCTGACTTATGCCTATGCCATCAACTCTGGAACCGTCATTGATCAAAATATGCTTACTGAAAGCGGCGAAAAAATCCTTCAGGAGAACGGCGATGAAATTTATGTGTAGGGGAATAGTCTCATGTCAGGATTAAAAATTTCTCAGTTTCCAGTAATTTTGAATGCGAACCTGAAAACAGGTGATTCCATCCCAGTTGTTGACTCTGCTGTTGGTGATACAAAGCAAATTACTGTTGGTCAACTTGATCTTAGATATCAGGGGGTTCCAAACGGGGGGACCACAAGTCAGGTTTTAGCAAAGGCATCTGGTACGAACAAAGATGTTTATTGGAAAAGTATCTCGAAGAATGACGTGGGACTTGGTTTGGTTGATAATACTTCCGACCTTAATAAACCCATCTCAAATGCTGTTCAGGCAGCTTTAAATCTGAAAGCAAACTCATCTGCACTTGCATCTAAGGCAGACACTTCCTACGTAAATACTCAGCTTGGAAACAAGCAAGATAAGCTTCCTGCGGGTAATGACGGCGAGGTTTTAACTTTAGATGGCGGCGTTCCGGTCTGGGCGCCATCTGGCGGTGGACCTGGATCCGTTACTTCTGTCTTCGGACGAACCGGCACGGTTACTGCTCAAATTGGCGACTATGACAAAACCATGATCGGACTTGATCAGGTGGATAACACCTCTGATCTCGACAAGCCCATATCAAATCTTACGCAAACTGCCCTAAACGGGAAAGAGGCAAGTCTTCCTTCTGTTACTGGAAATGACGGGAAGTTTCTTGGTTTAGTCGCTGGATCTAAAGTTTGGGTAACGCCTCCAACGGGAATTCCCAACGGAGGCACCACTGGGCAATCTCTGGTTAAAACCTCTGGAGCTGATGGCGCCGTGGGATGGGCCACGGTCGAGCCTCGTATCACGGTATCAACCACTCAAGTCATCACAAGCTCTGACATGGTTGTAATTGATAACACCAAGTCGAGGCAGAGAATCAAAATTATGGGCGATCTTGGCCCTGCCTATTCATCTCTACCAGCAGGTGCAATCGATGGTCAGGAATTGTATCTACAAGGCGTGAGCGACGATGAGCCAGTGATTCTTGAGGCTTGGTCAACGGCAGATCTTGGCGGGGCACTTAGTATCACGTTTACGAAGAATGTTTTGAAATTTTTTATATGGGACCACGGTCAATCACTTTGGATTTTGGTAGGAGCATAGGATGAAATTATTTTTACTTCTAAGTTTATTTTTTACGAATGTTGTTTTGGCTCAAACAAACGGCAAGCCAATTGAGGGTAATTACTGCCAAGGTGTTCAGTGCGAGAGTAATCTCGTAATCAATCCTTCGGCTGAGAAAAACACTCTAAATGTCGCCGTCAACAACGCAACAGCTACCAGGGTGAAGTCAGGGGATGTCCACGACAACCTTCTGATTAACGGAAAAGGCTCTTGGGTTATCGATGCCAGTGCGCTCAATGGATATGTTGAGTTTGAGCTACTTCATGCAAAGGGCGATCAGAGTTCAGGCAATTGCGCGTTCGTTGGTTCATTCAATGGAGACGCTAGTTTATATTCTGCTGTTGTTTTAGATGCGTCTAACAATGTTATTTTATCTCAAGCTCTGACAAACACAATTGATCAGTGGAAAGAGTTTAAGCTGAATGTTTCTTGCGCTACCGCTGGCCAGAGTAAAGTTAGACTCGTTCAAACCTCTGCCGGAACAGCTCCGGCTTTTTACGCTGGCAGAATTACTTATGGTAAGACAGCCATCGCGATGGGGACGATTATCGAGGACCCTGTTGCATTCACGCCGACAGGGAACCTGACTACGAATGTTACCTACACTGGGACTAGAGCAAGATTTGGCAAATATCTTGAACAAGAAACTACACTAACTTTTTCGGGAACTAACACTCAGAGCTTTTTAACCATTAACTTACCGCCTGGCTTGACCATTGATACCAGCTCAACTGGAATCAATATTACAAGCTTAGCTACTGACATTGCTATTGCCGGAAAATTTACTGGAACGGGCCACTTTAATCTCAGAGCCTTAACGAACGGAACGAACAACAGTTTCAACGTCTTTTTTATGAACGTGGACACCACGGCATCTAACGCATTTAACCCAGACAAGTACAACGGTGTAAATCCAGCATCTAACCTTCCTGAAGCGATCGCCTCTGGAACAAAGATATACATTAAAATAAGAGTCCCCATCTCCGGCTGGACCGCAGGCGCGAGACAGTCGGATGGGTATGATGCTCAAGAAATTGTTGCTAAGTATACAGCTTCATCAGCTGCGGCAATTCCCAATACTGCGACAGTTTTCAATTTCGGCACCAAAATAAAAGATGACCTAAATCTTGTTACTACTGGAGCCGCATGGAAGTTTACTGCGCCGTCAAATCGCTATTGTGAAGTGACTGTTAGAATCAACTATAACGGTAGCGCTTCAGCATCACGGCTTGATGTGACCATTCGTAAAAATGGAGTCGGTCAAAATACTTTGTTTAAAACAACTTCTGGCGTCGTAGTTGAAACAGCGGTATTCCCGTTTGGTTTAGACGTGCTTAAGGGTGACACGATAGACGTTACTATTCATGAGACTGTAGACGGTGGTTCTTTCAACACGACTCAACAAATTGATATCGCATGTGAGACAGGAACGGCCCACATCACACCCGAAGGTCGTAACGTAACGAGTAAGGCGAATAACACTGGTCTTGATAGCGCATACATGACTTGTAACGCGGGATCTACAATTCATTCTAATCCTGGAAGTTGGGTTTCCTCTATTGGCAATATTGCGTCCGGAGCGTGTACTGTTACCTTAACGACTGGGAGATTTTCTGCGGCACCTCATTGCTTTACCCAGTACGTGGATACCTCAACTGGATATCTCGTTCAGACCAAGATTCATTCAGCAACAGCCAGTTCATTAGTTGTTCTAGGCGCTCAGCAGGCGGGGGGTACAACTTCGGTTCCACCTGGCTATAGTTTCTATCTCTTCTGCAAAGGTGCGAACTAATGAAACCCCTCCTCTACACCTACATCATAATCGCAGTGCTAACTTTCTTTCTGGCTACTCCCATCTGCATGACAGCAGGAGGGAGAATGTCGAATCAGGAATGCGTGGCACTCGGGGCTGGCGTGGGGCTTGGGTGGTTGCCGGTGGGATTTATATTTCTAGCTAAACTTTGGAGATGAACATGGAAGTTATTCTCGGTGCGATCACAATTCTAAAATCACTAGGTGTTGAGACAGGAAGAATCATTGAAAGCCTTCTGGTTTTCTTTGTGGCGTTCGGGGCGTTCATAATCCTCAGTAAGAAATACATCTGGCCGTTTATCATCAAGGTTGTAGCCAAGTTTGATTCAATCGTTCAGTCAGTAGAGAAAATGGAAGTGTCGGTTAAAGACCTCAATCACACGATGCAAGATCATATCACTCAGACAAAGGCTGGCTTAGATGCTGGCCATGAACGATTCAATAGAGTCGAAAATGAATTAACAAAAATTAAAGCCCATGTCGGGCTTCATTAAATAATCCAAGGAGGATTTATGTCAGAAGTATTGAAAGAAAAAGCAGCGGCTTTGGGCAACAAGCACTTGAAAGCAATTGCTCACGATATCAATGTTGAATTGGTTCCAGAAGCTTTGGATCTATTAAAAGAAAAGATCCCGGGTGTGGTTGACGATGTCATCATCGAATCAATCAAGGGTCCATTGAAGGCTGTTTTCTCTGAGCTAATCGAGAAGATGTAATTATGCCAGTATGGATTGAGAGCATTCTCTTGATCTTCGCAAAGGCCGTTGTCCAGTGGGCAGCGGCTCGCGCCGAGGCGGAAGGCAAGAAAGCTTGGGAAAAAATTGAAAAAGACAAAGAGCGCGGGGAAACAAATGAAGAGAATGTTGCAAGATATGCCAATGCGAACAGCGAAGCTGAATCTTTACAAGCTGCTTTGGATCTTCTCAATCGCACTCGCCGTTAGTGGTTGTGCGGGAGCCCCACAGTTTCCAGTTAAGGATCTTTGGGAGACGCACACAAGAACTTATCAGCAGCCTGATGGGTCGATGCGAATAGTTGAGCTGTGCAGGCAGTATGAGATTTATGACCCAGTAAACTTTAAGTTTCGGCATGTGAAGGACTGGGACATTAGAAAGTGTCATGGGACGTTTGGTTTTGCCACCGCTGATGTCCCTAAGGTTTTCGATTGGGGCTATGACATGAACGAATATGTTAACAAGAAGTGTGGGAAGTAACCATGCCTAAATTACAAAGAAAAATAGCTAAGATTTTCGGTTTAAATTCGCCTACCGATAGAGTCGCTGTCGTTGGTTCCTTAAGAGCTGGCGCGCCTTCTTATTCAAAAGATCCTGACGCGCTTCAGGCTCTACCTAATTTTGAAGAGGGTTGGCCTGGTGTCGCGATTGGAAACAGCTCACCACCTCTAGAGGACATGAATGCCCTTCAATATTGCTTGAGCTACAACATCGCCACGATCATGCAAAGCGGAGTGCCTGAGTGGCATACAGCGACTGAGTATTTCATAGGTAGCATGGTGAATGTTGATGGGGTTATATATATTTCTACTGCTGACGATAATGTCGGATATCCAGTAGCTGATGGCACAAAGTGGAAAAACGCTCATGCGCTAACAGTTACTGATGTTGTTGGCGAGGACGCATATTCAGTGTTACCGACAGATCAGTATATTAGAGTGAATCCAGTCGGATCGGCAATGAACATCACAGCCGTTGCGCTTCCGCTTTTGTCCACCCTTCCAGTCGGACATAGACTAACCGTCAAGAACATAGCAAGTATTCTTTCTTCTGCAACGGTTAAGGTGATTGTTGCAGATGGAGCAGAGGCAATGGATGAGCGAACAGAAATTGATCTGGCTTGTGATCCAAAAGAATCAATAACTCTTGTTAAAGCAAACGATACCACTTGGGATATTATTTAAAGGCGGGGGCTATATGTCTTTCATAAATTTAGATGAATCAATTACGAAGAACAAGCTCTCCTCAGCCAATCTAGTGAAGAGTGGCAGCTCTGGAAACTTTTTTGCATCAAGCAGTGGTGACGTGGCGGTAACTAACTTATCAGCTACGATCATAACAAGCGGAAAGCCAGTCCTGATTACTCTCGAGCCATCGACTGCGGCAGGTGTCGATAAGTATTTAAGAGGCACCGGTATTGCTGCAACACTAGCTCTACTAAAGAATAACTCAGGTGGCCCGGGGCTTGTCGAGGTATCGAGGATGAGTTTGATTGGCGATGTCTATTATCCGCCCTCAGCCATGCAATTTATTGTTCCAGGCTTAGATGCCGGAACTCACACGTTTTATATTTATGCCGGTACAAGCACCACGATGTCAGTTTACGTTTATAACGTGAGACTGGTGGCGCTGGAGTTGTCATAGCTGGCGAACTTCGCAATCCAGCACCTCTGATGCTGACTGATATTATTGGGAAGATGTTGCTATTACGGGAACAACAACCTTCAGGATAACAACGTCTTTGATCTCACCCTCAAGGTCTTTTGCATTGATCTCAAGTGTGGCTGTTCCGTTTGTCGACCTAAAGAGCATTTCTTGTTGATCCTGTGGAAGATCGTTTGCGCTGGCGACAAATTTTCTTGCTCCGTCTGAAGTGGAAAACTCAATCCGAAGGTCATCACCTTTTTTATCAACTCGATCGATAGTGTAGATCCCATCCATTCGAATTTCTTGCGCCGATCGCCTCTTGCTTCTTGGATACAGCTCTTTTGCAACCTTTTCCGTAATTACAGTTGAATCAGACATAGTAACGCTTTCTTCTCTTTTCACCGATTTGGCGATAGACTCGTTTACTCGTTCTGTGCTTTCGGCAGCTTTTTTTGCCGGGATATTATTTTCAATAATCTGAGCAATTAAACGGAGCCTCTCTGTTTCAGCATTATCACGATTTATGTCGGCCTGCTCTCTAGCTACGTCAACTTGCGCTTGTGCGGCTATTTTTGCTCTCTCTGTTTCAGCATTTTGGATAGCTTCATTTATCGTTATTGTTCCGTAAGTGGTGGCAACAACAAGAGTAGCTATAACGTAATGACGACCTTCCATTTTCGCTGCGGCCTTTTCAACAATCTTGTTCAGGATGTCAGTAAGGTTTTTCGGAAATAATTCTGAGCAACCCTCTGATATTCTAAAGAATAACTCTAAGGAGTCTTTTTCTTCTTGGCTCAAAGTGTAGAACTCATCCTCATAAACAACAAGAGCATAAATTCTGAATATTTCGCTCTGTACCACTCTCATGGCTTCCATTACTCGAACGGGTATTGCTGAGTGGAAGTTTGAACCGTTGTACTTAAGAATAATATTGGGGAAATTCTCAAAATGAAGTTGCGTGCTATTTAGTGCGGCCGACGATGCGGCGAAGTCTCTTAGGGCTGCCCAAGCATCGTCCTCGTTTTTGATTGTTCGCTTAACTAGCGCGCTCAT